TTATTCGGAAACGGAATCATGGTGCAAATTGCAATTTGAAATTGACCGTTTAAAAGACAAACAAAAAGAGGTTGAGGCATTTTGCAAGGCATTAAAATCAAAGACAACAACATTGGATGAGGAATCCGGTGAATTGGCTGATTATTACCCACCATCGAAATCATCAACCACCACAATCAAGAAAATTATTAAATAAACAATCTAAATAAAAAATCAAATGGCACGTTTAATCAGCATCAAAATTGACCTTTCAAAAATCGACAAAGCACGTATTTTCGAAAGTCAAAAAACAGGGGCAAAGTATTTGGACATCACAGGTGTATTGACAGACACACCGGATCAGTATGAAAACAATGGATTTGTAAAGCAAAACACAAGCAAAGAGGAACGTGAATCAGGGTTAAAAATGCCAATTATCGGCAATTTTAAGTTGCTTAAAATCTTGGATCAACCGGGCCAATCAGCACCGGCACAGCCAATCCAACGTGAAATCAATCCAATCACACCTAATGATTTACCATTTTAATGCGCAAAATCGTAGATAGTTACACGACACGGCACGGAGAATTGAAAGCAATTTATTCCGTTGCAACGGCCAATTTAAAGCACAGGGATGTTGAAATTGGTAGTGTGTATGAACTTGAATACCGATTGGGTAATCAGGTTATGTTTTTGAAAGGAGAATTGGATCACGCAACAGAGGGCAACCGGACATTGTTTTTTAAACATCCGGATGCTGATCGCAAATTAATAGGTATTCCAATCATGTCAATTATTAGATACGTACGAAAATGAGTATAGAGGAAAAAATAAATTTGATATTTTATTGGACAATTGCACAAATGTTTTTCACGATATTAGGTGCGATTTTAAATATGATTAAAGATGGAAAAACGAAATGAGTTAGGGTACACGTTCAATCAGGTTTGGGCGCACATATCAAAAGAATTAGAACGCAGTAGAAGAAAATTACATATTATTCACCCAAAACAACATAATTATGGTAACTTTTCAGCAGTACGATCAGAGCAATAAGCACATTTATGAGTTGTACAAGTCCATCGCAGTAAAGATGGCACAGGAGGGCCGCAGGCAGATAGGTTCAAAATACATTTTTGAGGCAATGCGTTACGATTATACGTTTAATTCTAACAATGATTCGTACAAGGTAAACAACAATTTTGCACCCATGTATGCACGGAAATTTGTATTGGAGCATCCACAATATGGAAACCTGTTCAAATTTAAGCCATTGAAAGGTTCAATGTTAATGTGAAAACATTATATTTGTCATGTAATCAGCGAAAGGGGTGAGAGTCTTTCGGTGATTAATTGGGTTTAAAAACCAACAAAGCCGGTATGTACTCTCACACAGCCGGCTTTTTTATTTTCAAAAATGAGTAAATTAATAATCAAAACTAAATATTCGGTAATTCCGAATGATTTAGTAAACAACCTAGAAATTTCATTAAAAGCAAAGGGGTTATTTGCTTATATCCAATCAAAACCTGATGGATGGGATTTTAGTGCAGAACGCATTGCAAAATATTTAAAAGAGGGATTGCAATCTGTTTCATCAGCATTAAAAGAATTGGAAAAAAGCGGGTATTTGATCAGGCAAAAAAAACAGAATGAATGGGGCCATTGGGAAATTGAATATGTATTAAATGAAATCCCTGCACCTGTGTACGGAAACCCAACGTACGGAAACCCGATGCCCGGAAAACACCTAAACAATACAAAGCAATTAAATATAAAACAAGATTATAAAGAAATAGTAAAAACACGAAGGGATGACATTTTTGATTTGTGGTTTAAATATAAGGCAGAGAAAAAACAGAAATACACAGAATCAGGCAAAATTGCATTGTTAAAAAAATGGGATCACATAACCGATGATCAATTAGATGATTTCATTAATCATTCAATGGCAAATAATTATTCAGGTATATTTGAAAAATCATTAAACAACAACAACAATGGAAATTCAACCGGTGAAAAACTTGGAACGAGTGCGGCAAGACTTGAAGCCCTACGAAATTGGTAAGGGAACAGCCAATTTAATCATTAAGGCACAAAGCACAGGAAACATCCGTACACGGCCCGAAAATGATTTAAAACAGGTATTGCGCATGGCAATGCTAATGGTTGGCCTACGTGGTGCAAATATGCCAACAGATGAGGAAAAATATGTATTGCTTGCATTTATCAAATCAAATTATGGAAATCAAACACCGGAGGAAATAGCCATTGCGTTTGAAATGGCAGTTGCAGGTAAATTGAATACTGATTGCAAATGTTATGAGAATTTTTCGTGTGAATATTTTGGCAGGATCATGAACGCATACATTGAATATGCAAGGCAAGAAACAAAGAATGTAAAAAAGCCTGAACCCGAAACAATTAAACCGGTTCCAACCAATGATGAATTGAAGTTGTTGGCAATCGCAAATGTAAATTCATACGTTAAAAGAATAAAATTGGCAGATCAAACAGGGCAAAAATTCGAATGGACAGCCGGTGGACTTATGCATCTGTATGATTTTTTAGTAAAATTTGGAATATGGGTATGCCCTGATGTAGATCGTGAACAAATTAAAACACGGTTGAGGCCAAAATTTACTGATGACAAATTATATATCGCAGAATGTAAAGGGGAGGCATACAAATTGTTTTGCCATCAGTTGGCCGAAATGGATATGACATTAGATGAAGACGGACAAATAAATTAAAATGGGCATTAATTCCGACTTTATATAAACACAGAATTTAAACCAACCTATGAAACAATGACAACAGAAAGATTTAAAAAGAATTTGCAGATGATGATTATTCAAAGGATGCAGGAAAAAAAGATGACTAATCAGGATTTAGCATTGGCAATGGATGTCACATTAACCTGTGTCAGACAATGGGTAAGAGGCAAACACACATTATGTTTTGAATTAGGATTGCAGGTTTGCAAGTATTTAGAAATTGATGTTAAAGAATTATAACCTAAACCAATAACGGACACATGAAAAAGAATTTGATTTTAAGCGCAGTTTTAATCACGATTGGATCAATTGTATGTATTGCAATTAATCAGGTCAGAAAACAAAGGAATGGTGGCAAAAAACAAGTAATTGCCAAATGTTTGGAATTTAGTCAGGCATTTATGATGGATACATTCGAACCCATTGATGATTTTGAAATGATTTACTTTGATGAACACAGGGGATTGGTACAAATTAAACATAAGGGTAAACCCTGATTTATTTTTAAAAATTTAAGGCAATAGCCTGATTAAAACGAAATAAAATGAGAAACGAACACGAACACAGATTGCAGACGGTTTTGGCCAAATATCTTGATTTGAACAATTACCAATTTTTTGCAGTGGCGAATGGAGGTTGGAGGAACAAAGTTGTGGCCGCTAAATTAAAGGCTGAGGGAGTCAAAGCCGGTGTGGCCGACCTATTTATCCTTTTACCAAATTCGACCTTTCACGGCCTATTTATTGAGGTCAAAATTACAGGCAATTATCAACAGCCTAATCAAAAAGAATTTGAGGCAAAGGCAAGGGAATGCGGATATGAATACCTGATTGTGCGATCATTGGACGAATTAATTGAAAAGCTAAAATATTACGAGGCAAACAAATTTATGGAACAGGATAAAATTATGGCCGCATACCGGTCAGGATATATTGATGGAAAATTAGAAAACCAAATGACAATACGATGACAAATAGAGAAAAGGCAATCAATTGGGCCAATGAAAGAATTGCAGATCCTAATTTTAGTGAACAGCCAATCCGGGTGAACGCATGGGAACTGATTGAAAATCCAAAAATGTTTTTGGAAACCTGTTTGGCACGATTGACACATGGATCAGAAATGGAAAAACGTGTTGTTTATAACCGTGTGCGAAACCTTAAAACCTTTTATAATGGACTTAATAAATAATAATGAAATATTTGTGCATGGGGACATCAAATGTTCCGATGGATTAACACATGAGGATGCAAGTGAATTGATTCAAGAAATACAGGAATTGATGATATTCCATAAAATCGTGAAAATTGACCTGATCATTGATCCATACAAATTTCCGCGTGAATTGTTGGACATAGGCAAACCATAAAAATACAAGGCAATAAATGGCCGTAATTAACAAAAAAACAAACCAATGAAAACTACAAAAGACAAAATTAGATTATTGACTTTCTTTGCATTGTGCCAAAATATGTTGGATTTCATTGATGGATCATGGCATGGCCATCCTGCAAACAAACAGGCAGTAAAGATGGTGACAAAGCAAATGATCAGGGAGTTGGAAAAAACAATGAATGTTCTGTTTCCGAACAATAAAAATGATGATCCGGAATTGCCTGATGCATTGGATACATTTCAAAATGCCTGTACAGCAATGGAGGCATTTTTTATGCTAGGAATGGAAATGGATCAGATGAATCAAACAAAGAAAGATTCATTGAACACACAGATCAATATTTTGCTGAAATCTTATGGAATTGATTGTTGGGAAAAACCAATGTCGAACTTATGGAAAGATTAATTAAATTTACATCGCAGTTGGGTGATGAATAACTGCCGGAAACAAAAGCACATATTTACCTAATCAATACTAAATGAAAAATGAAAGCCGTGAAATGGTGGATCATCCGCAACATTATCAATCTGATGGAGGCATCGAGGCAATTGATGTAATTGAATCATTCAATTTGGGTTTCAATTTAGGAAACGCAATCAAATATATTTTAAGAGCAGACAGCAAAGGCAACAAGAAACAGGACTTGGAAAAGGCCGTGTGGTATATCAACCGGGAATTGTCTAAATTCAAAGGGTAATGGATGCAAATCATTTAGTCACAATGAGTTGGTGGGTTGGTGGGATTGGTTGCGTGTTTATATTGGTAATGATAAAGTTCATATTTGATGAAAAAAATAGATTGAAATAATGTTAATATTTGAACAACAAACCATTTTGTCAATTAAAAATGGCCAAAAATGATAAACAAATGATAGAGGAAGTCAATATCAAATTAGTAATTCCGCATCCAAACAATCCGAGATTGATTAAGGATGACAAATTCAAAAAATTAGTAAAGTCAATTAAGGAATTTCCTGAAATGCTTAATTTACGGCCAATTGTCGTTGATGATAATTATGTTGTATTAGGTGGCAATATGCGTTTACGTGCCTGTATTGAAGCAGGATTGAAACGTGTGCCAATCATTAAAGCATCAGCATTGACAGCCGAACAGCAGAAACGTTTTATTATTACCGACAACGTAGGGTTTGGTGAATGGGATTGGGATATGTTGGCAAATGAATGGGATCAGGAGGAATTGATTGATTGGGGTTTAGATTTGCCTGTTATGGACATTGTTGATGCAGGGACAATAGATGAGGATGATTATGAAGTACCTGATGGCGGATTAAAAACAGATATTGTTTTGGGTGATTTATTTGAGATAGGGCCACACAGATTATTATGTGGAAGTTCGACAGATTTATTATCAGTTGAAAAATTATTAAATGGAAACAAAATTGATTTAGTTTTTACTGATCCACCCTATGGAATTAAAGTGGTTGGGTCAAATGGAAAAGTTGGAGGGGAATATTTAGCTAAAAATGGAATTTATGCTCCTATAATTGGCGATGATACAACAGATACTGCAAGAGAATTTTATCACACTTGTATAGCATTAGGAATAGAAAATTTTATTATTTGGGGAGGAAATTATTTTACTGATTTTCTTAATCCATCACCTTGTTGGTTAATATGGGATAAAAGAGGAGAAATGAATAGTAATAATTTTGCAGACGGTGAAATGGCTTGGACTTCTTTTTCTAGCCCTGTAAGAATAAAAAAACAAATTTGGTGTGGAATGATTAAAGAAGGAGAAAGTGGTAAAAGAGTTCATCCTACGCAAAAGCCAATTCAATTATGTGCTGATTTTATAAAAGATTATTTAAAAGGAGATATTGTATATGATGGATTTTTAGGTTCAGGATCAACAATGGTTGCTTCACATCAAATAAAAAAAATATGTTATGGTGTTGAAATGAGCCCTGATTATTGTCAGGTTATAATTGACCGAATGAAAAAACTTGATTCGAGTTTAGTGATTAAGAAAAATGGCGAGATTTACGAATCAAAAAAATAGAATATGGCGGTGAATGCACGTGTGACAAAGTTGAATAAAAAACGGATGTTGGATGCCCTTGAAAAATCATTGGGTATTGTGACAACAGCATCGAAAGCAACAGATATCCCTAGATCAGTGCATTATGAGTGGATGCAAAAGGATCCGGAATATCGTGAAGCGGTGGAGGCATTGGCCGACATGACATTGGATTTTGCGGAATCGCAGTTGCACAGGCAAATTAAAGATGGCAACACAACGGCCACAATATTTTATTTAAAGACCAAAGGCAAAAAACGTGGATACGTAGAACGCACGGAGGTTGTACATGAAACCGGCATTGAATCTGCCATAATAGAATGGACACCGGCAACAATCGAAAACGAATAGGGCAGAAATGCAACATTCAGTTTTATCAGACATTAAACAGCAATAAGCGGATTAAAGTTCATCAGGGCGGCACACGTTGCCTGAAAGGTGATACTTTGATCAATACTATTGATGGATACATCCCCATTTCTGAAATAGAAATTGGGCAAATGGTGTATTGCAAAAGCGATGATGACAAAATCGTTGAACGTAAAATCATAAATAAGTTTATATACACGGGTGAACATATTGGTAATAAATGTATTACATTTGTATTAATTAATAATCAAAAAATAACGTGTACATATGATCACAAATGGTTTACAAAAAACGGATATGTTAAAGCAATTGACATTGCCAAACGAATTGTGGAAAGAAATTCCGCAAACAAACGGCCGTTATCAGGCAAGCAGTTTAGGCCGAATCGCCACAATGAATTACAAAAATTCACATCAGATTCGAATTATGAAGCCGGCAAAAGATGCAAACGGATATTATCGAACTATGATTATAATCAATGGAAAATTAAGTACAATAAAAGTGCACAGAATAGTGGCACAGGCATTTATTCAAAATCCATTGAACAAATTAGAAGTCAATCACATAAACAACAACAGGGACGACAATCGCATTTCAAATTTGGAATGGGTTACAAGAAGGGAAAATTTGGATCATATGTTGAATCAGAATCGACAATCATTAAACAACGGATCGAAAAATGGAATGGCCAAATTAACAGAAATTCAGGTATTAGCAATCCGTCAAGAATACAAGCCATATGTAGTTCAGAAACAAGAATTAGCAAAAAAATACAACGTGTCAATTTCCCTAATAAAAGATATTGTGGGGAATCGAACGTGGAGGCATTTGCTTTAAATTCAAATTTGATAAAAGATGTAATTTTCAAAAATATACATGAAAATGTATATGATATTGAGGTTGATGAGTTTCACAATTTTTTAGCCACAACAGACAATATTATTTCACATAATTCGGGAAAAACGTATGCCCTGTGCCAATATCTGATCTACAAAATGACATCATCCAAAACACCATTGGTGATTTCAATTGTCCGCAAAACATTGCCGGCATTGAAAGGATCAGTTCAACGTGATTTCCTA